GCTTGCGGGTGCGAAAGTCTTTGGCTGGCGGTTACTTCTTCAAGCGTCAATCTCTCGGCGCTGGGCAAGAGCGCTTCAAGGATATGCCGGTAAAGAATGAGCATTCTCACTGCGGGGATGCGTTTGGGTATCTAATGCTGGGTGGTGGTGAGCAACGTCGATTGCGGCGCGGTACATACGGCAATAGCTTTGGCGGTGGCCAGACATTCAACGCAACAACAGACTTCGAGATCTTCTGATGGGATTGGTTCAGCTTCCAGAGTTCCGCATGAGTTCCGACGAGCAGCTTGTTCCTCTGCGCTATGAGCATGTCGCCAGAATGCGACTGGCCGATGATAACAAAGAATACATGGAGTATATTCCCAACTATATAGATTACATTTGGGATAATTCTGAGGATGGATGGAGCTGGGCGGGTATTGGCAGAGGCAAGGTTGTTATAGCTTTTGGCATTCGGCACATCTGGCATGGCCTGGCAGAGATGTGGCTTGTTCCCAGCAAGGACATTGGCAGTCATGCGATATCACTTGTGCGTGGCGCAAGGGCCGTAACCGATACCGCTTTGCAAGATTATGGGGTTAGAAGGCTACAAATCTGCGTAAAAGTGGAAAATGATACCGCATTTAAGTTTGCCAAAGCACTACGTTTTGAGGTAGAAAGTGTTATGAGAAGGTTTGGCCCAGAGGGGGCTGACTATTACATGATGACGAGGTTTTAGCATGGCGGGATTATTTGGTGGCGGTAGACGCGGCAAGACACAAGCGGAGAAAGATGCTGAAGCGGCTCAGGCAAGATCTGAAGAACGCGCAACAGCTCAGGAGCGCACAGAGATGCAGGGCGCTCAGGCCCGTCGACGGTTGCGCCGTACTGGTGGAATGAGGCTGCTGTTCTCTCCAGCTCGTCAGGAGGGGCCAGGTGATTTGCCGCAGCAAACTAAGTTGGGCGGCGGTCAGTAATGAAGATGAGCGCTGGCGCAACGGCCAAGAATACTTTTAACCAAGTTAAGGCTGATATTGGCGGCAGACCATTGACTGCTATTCCTAGAGGAAAGATTACCGGCAACAGCGGCCAATCCGAAGCATCAAAAAAAGTTATGGCTGATCTGGAAAGTAAAAGCTCTAAGGATCGCAGAGAAAGAAATAGGCGAGCTTCCTCAGTAAATGATGCTGCCGCAAAAAGGCTTGCTGAAGAGAAGGCTGCTGGTCAGCGCCGAAGAAAAAAGTTTGAAAAAGAAAAGGGTGAAAAAACCAAAAAGAGAAGGGCATTACTGCTTAATATAGAGAAGGCAAAAAAATGACACAGATTAAATCAGATCCTAGAGTTCATCACCGCGCAAAGCCTGCGCCAGAAAAAACTAAAGAGGTAAAAGCTGATGCCAAAGAAGCTACACCGAAGTCTGCTCCTAAGCGCAAAGCGGCTAAATCTAAAGGGTGAGCGTAAGCAAGCCTATGTTTATGGCACTATGAAGCGGATAGAGGGCGATGGTAGCAAAAAAGTTTCAAAACCCAAAGGGCGGTCTTAACGAAGCTGGTCGTAAGCACTTTGAAGCAAAAGAGGGTGGCAACCTAAAAGCTCCAGTTAAAAAGGGAACAAACCCCAGGCGAGTTAGCTTTGCTGCTCGTTTTGCTGGAATGAAGGGGCCAATGAAAGATGAAAAGGGTAGGCCTACTAGAAAGGCTTTGGCGCTCAAGGCGTGGGGATTCGGCTCTGTTGAGGCAGCTCGTAACTTTGCCCAACGGAATAAAAAAGGATAAGTAAATGGCTCGGCTGAATGTAAAAGATATTATTGAACGTGAAGCCAAAGCTCAGGCTCGCAAGGATGAGTGGCGTTCTATCTATGAAGATTGCTATGAGTTCGCTCTCCCGCAACGAAACTTATACTCAGGCTATTATGAGGGCGGTGTAGCTGGTAAAGGCAAGATGTCTAGGGTCTTTGACTCTACGGCTATTCACGCCACCCAGCGCTTTGCTAATCGCATACAAGCTGGTTTGTTTCCCCCGCAAAAAGAATGGTGTCGCCTAGAGGCTGGCACCGGCATTCCAGAGCAGCAACAACCGCAGGCTCAGGCTGCTCTGGATGCTTATACCACCCGTATGTTTGAGATCATGCGTCAGACGAACTTTGATCTGGCTATGGGTGAGTTCTTGCTGGATCTTTGCGTAGGTACTGCCGTGATGATGGTGACGCCTGGTGATGAGGTTACGCCCATCCGCTTTACGCCTATTCCTCAGTATCTCGTTGCTATTGAAGAGGGAACATTCGGCAATGTCGATAATGTTTATCGCAAGCTCCGCATGAAGGCTGAAACGATACCACAAGAGTTTCCTGACGCGGAAATGACAAGTGAACTAGCCCAGGCAATAGAGCAATCGCCATCCAAAGAGATCGATCTGATGGATGCGGTTATCTATGATTATGAGCGAGCCGTTTATTGCTATCACGTTATTTGGCCTGGCAAGAAGCAAGAGCTTGTGTACCGAACAATGAAGTCATCACCGTTTATTGTTGCTCGATATATGAAGGTGGCCGGTGAGATATATGGCCGTGGCCCATTAGTTACAGCCATTTCTGACATTAAGACGCTTAACAAAACTGTTGAGCTAGTTCTTAAGAATGCTTCTTTGGCGATTGCTGGCGTATATACAGCGGCAGATGATGGCGTTCTGAACCCTCAGAATATTAAGATACAGCCTGGCTCGGTTATCGGTGTTGCTCGTAACGGTGGCCCACAGGGTGCGTCACTGGCTCCCCTCCCTAGAGCCGGTGACTTTAATGTAAGTCAGATCGTGATGAATGATCTGCGTATGAACGTGAAGAAGATCCTGATGGATGACACGTTGCCGCCTGATAATATGTCTGCTCGATCAGCAACAGAAATTGCAGAAAGATCCCGTGAGCTTGCGACTAATCTAGGATCTGCCTTTGGCCGATTGATAGATGAAACGATGGTTCCGATTGTATCGCGCATTTTGTTTATCATGGATCAGCAGGGCTTCATCGATCTACCACTAAAGGTAAATGGCGTTGAGGTTAAGGTTACGCCGGTTGCGCCTCTGGCTCAGGCTCAGAAGCTACAAGAAGTAAACGATATTGTTCAGTTTATGCAGATCGCCAATGCTCTCGGCCCACAGGGTCAAGCAGCTTTGTCTATTCCGCGCATAACTCAATTCATCGCAAGCAAGATGAACATAAACCAAGAACTGCTTACCACACCGGAAGAGCAGCAAATGATGATGGAACAGATGCAGCAAGCAATGATGGCAGAACAAGGCCCACCCGCTGCAACTGATGGAGGGGCCACAATGGAGGCAATGCAATGAGTTCACCCGAAGGCTGGGAAGGATTAACCCAGGCTGTCAGTGAAGCGCCAAGAGCCGAAGATATAGATATTCTATATGGTAAGGTTTTCAAAAGTTCTGAAGGGCAGAAGGTTCTAAGCCATTTGCGTAGCGTTACGATTGAGCAACCAACTTGGCACCCTGGAGAAGATGCGAGCTTTGGTTATGCTAGAACAGGAATGGCAGAGATCGTTCGCATGATTGAGAAAAAAATAGAAAGGTCAAACAATGGCTGAAGAAGCGGCAGCAGTAGAAGCGGATGCAGATGCACCGTTGATTAACGTGGTAGAACCAGAGGCTCCTCAAGAGGATGCACCTATTCCGGTTCACGAACAGCCACAGGAAGAGATGCAAGCATCTGAAGATGATGATGGGCCGCTAGAGCGCCCTGACTATTACCCTGCAAAGTTTTGGGATGAGGATGGCCCTGATGTTGAAAAGCTGGCGAAAAGTTACGCAGAGCTGGAAAAGAAGTTTAAGTCGGGCAAGCATAAAGCACCGGAGCAGTATGATATATCTTCACTTGCGGATCAGGGTTTGGACGCTGACGATCCGACTGTCTCCGTATATCAGGACTGGGCTAAGGAAAACGGGATTAGCCAGGATGCTTTCGAGGATCTTGCCGGTCGCGTCTTATCTATGGCGAAGGATGAGCAAGAGAGTGTCCAGTACGATCAGCGCGCTGAGATGGAGAAGCTAGGCTCTAACGCCTCTGAAAAGATCCAAATGACTGAGCGCATCTTGCAGAAAGCGCCTCTCAACAACTCTGAGCGTGAAGCGATAGCATATTCTCTGAACAATGCCGACTCAATCAATGCGTTCCTAAAGTATCACCAGGCTATCACGAATGAGAACATTCCGATCAAGCCTGTGGTCGAGCAGCAAGAGTTTACTAAAGAAGATCTTAATGTTGCTGTTGCAGATCCGCGTTGGAAAACTGATGCCGCCTGGCGCACCAAAATGGAACGTCAATGGTTCCAATCACAGCAAAGAGCCTAAACTCTTGCAATAAGTATCGCTTGCGTGTATTTTAGTCTTGACGGCTAACCGCGCACCGGCCCGTTGGATGTAGTATTCTACTGGCTGGCGCGGCCATAACGCGCAAGCGACCGCCCGACCCTCGGATAACGGAAGCGTTTTGTTGAAACCCAATAGGAGGTATCTGCAATGGCGCAGAACGTCACAACGGCGTTTGTTGATCTTTTCGACTCTGAGGTCAAACAAGCGTATCAAGCCGAATCGCTGCTTCGCGGCACGATGAGGACACGCACCGGAGTAGCCGGTAATACCGTAAAGTTTCCCACAATCGGAAAAGGTGTTGCTACACTTCGCGTTCCACAAACTGATGTCACACCACTAAACGTGACTTATGGTCGAGTAACTGCAACGATGGAAGATTACATCGCGGCAGAATATTCAGACATCTTCCAGCAATCGCACATCAACTTTGATGAGCGCTCTGAGTTGGTTCAAGTCGTATCTAAATCTATCGCTCGTCGTATGGATCAGATTATGATTGATGCTCTGAACGCGGCCACTGGTACATCTACAGTTGCAACAACTGTGGGCGGTGCTGGCACTAACATGAACATTGAAAAGCTACGCGCTACAGCTAAAGCATTGAATGAGAAGAACGTACCTTCAGAAAATCGTAGGTTGCTCATGCACGCTTCTCAGCTTGACGCATTGCTTGGTGAAACTGAAATCACTAGCCAAGACTTTGCTGCTGTAAAGGCTCTTGTGCAAGGTGAGATCAACACGTTCATGGGCTTCACCATTTTGACTATGGGTGATCGTGATGAGGGCGGTATTCCTAAGCCTTCTACTCGCACCTGTTTTGCTTGGCACCAGGATTCAATGGGCTACGCTGAGTCAATGTCGCAGAAAACCGAAGTGAATTACGTTCCGGAAAAAACGTCATTCTTGGTTAGCTCGATGTTCTCCGCAGGTTCTGTTGCAATCGACGGTGAAGGCATTGTCAAAATTTCTTGCACCGAATAATTAGGAGATTAGACAATGGCATTCGCATCTGCAAATTGGGCAACAGTTGGCGCTTCTAAAAGCGGCAATGCTCCAGCAATTTATAGCTATAAGTCATCTGGTGACAACAAAGCTGCTATTGCTGGTTCTGGTTACTTCAATACCGTTCAAGCTCTTATCACTACTGGTGATTGGATCTATACATATGGTAGTGATGGTGGTCAGACCCTTGTTGCTACAAATACATCTGGCGTTATTACAACGGCAGTTATCTAAAGGTTGGGGGGCTTCGGCTCCCCTTCCCCACTAACAGGAGGGCAATATGGCCGCTGGTGATACTTCACTCTCAATCTGCTCAGATGCTCTAATCCTGTTGGGTGCCGCGCCCATTTCTTCTTTTACAGAGGGAACTGATGCGGCCCAAGCCTGCGATAGATTATACCCAGATCTAAGAGACACAATTTTATCAAATTATCTTTGGTCATGGAGTGTTAAAAAAGAGCAACTAGCAAGGCTTGCAACAACCCCTGTTGACGAGTGGAAGTATGCTTATCAAATGCCAGGCGATATGCTTTCCGGTGTTATAGCATTATTCAAGGGGTCTGGAGTTGGCGAGCTTCCAGTTAGATATGGCTGGGAAGTTTACGGCGATGACGTTTATACAAACTTTGAAGAGGTTTATATAGACTATCAAGCCACAGTAGACGAAAGTAAAATGCCGCCTTATTTTGTTGAACTGCTTACTTATGCGTTGGCTTCTAAGATTGCGTTTGTGATAACGGACCAGATTTCTAAAGCTGATTATTTCCGAGCTGAGGCTTACGGATCTCCAGGTGAGGCGGGTCGCGGTGGCAGAATGAGAGCGGCTATGAATGTTGATGGTCGTGGAAAGCCGCCGCAAATCATTGAGGACTACTCTTTAATTGATGTGAGATACTAAAATGCGGGTCATCCAGTTCCAGACCAATTTCTCGGTTGGCGAGCTTGATCCGCTTATTCGTGCTAGAACGGATCTACAGCAATATCAGAATGCCCTAGAAGAGGCGACGAATGTAATCATTCAGCCTCAAGGTGGATTTAAACGCCGTGACGGGTTAGAGTTTATTTATAACTTTGGCTCAACTTTCACAGACTTCAAGGTTATTCCCTTTGAGTTCAGCGTAAACGATAGTTATTTTTTAGTGTTTGTGAACCAGCGCATCTATGTATTCAAGTCTGGAGTGTTGCAAACAAACATAAACGCATCTGGCAATGATTATATTGCAGCGACAGATATAACGACTGCCATGCTCGATGAGATCAACTACACGCAAGCGGTTGATACGCTCATTCTTTGCCATGAGGATCTTCAAACAAAACGATTGGTAAGAAACGGCGATACGTCTTGGACGCTGGAGAACTTGCCGTTAATCAATCTGCCGCAATATCCTTATGCGTTTGATACTCACCAGCCAAACTTTACGATTACGCCCAGCGCATCGACAGGCAATATTACGATCACTGCATCTGCCGTAACGACTGACACCGGCACAGCACAGGCGGGTGGCGCAGATACAATTACGCTCAAATCATCAACATCATATAGCGTCGATGATGAGCCTAATGGAATGTTCATAACCTTAACATCTGGCACTGGCTCTGGCCAAACGCGCCATGTTGAGGACTATGTTGCTTCCACAAAGGTTCTTACGGTTTATCCCGCATGGGATACGGCTCCAGATGCGACAACAGGCTATAAGGTAGAGGCATTTGCTCCTAGTGCTGTTGGTGAATATGCTCAGGTTCTCAGCACCTTTGGTCGCGCTCGATATGTAGAGTTTGTTTCTGCCACAGAAATGAAGGCTGTTGTTGAGGTCAACTTCTTTGACACCAGCGGAATTACTGCCGGTAACTGGGAAAGCGAGCATGGCTATGAGGATGTATGGTCAAACACTCGCGGGTGGCCAAAGTCTGCTGCATTCCATGAGGGCCGGTTATACTTCGGTGGATCTAAGTCGCGACCCAATACCGTATGGGGTTCTGGCGTTATAAACTACTTTGACTTTAATCCTGGCACCGGCCTCGATGATGAGGCGGTAGAAGCAACAATCAACACCAACCAGCTTAACACGATTGTTAATCTATTCTCAGGCAATGACTTCCGCATCTTTACAACCGGCGGTGAGTTTGTTGTTCTCCAGACTGGTGATAATCCTATTACACCGGCATCGTTCTTTGTTCGGCCACAAACGCGGCTGGGTGCAAAAACTGGCATTCCGATTGAAGATCTTAATGGTGCATCTGTGTTTATTCAGCGCCAGGGTAAATCTATCAATGCGTTCCAATTTGGCGATACTACTGCATCGTACCAGGTGCAGAACATTTCTGCTCTCAGCTCTCACTTGCTAAAAGATCCTGTTGATATGGCTGCGCGTCGAGCGGCGTCAACAGATGAGTCAGATCGTTTGTTTGTTGTAAATGCAACAGATGGATCGATGGCGGTGTATTCTATTCTAGTTGGCCAGAACGTAATTGCTCCTAGTAGGTTTACAACTGACGGTGAGTTTGTTGCTGTAGGTGTGGAGATTGCTGACGTTTATGTAATAGTAAAGCGTACTATTAATGGCGCTGCAAATTACATGCTAGAGAAGTTTAGCCCAGACTTAACGCTGGATAGCGCCAAGAGCGGCGGTGCTGCTTCCTCAGTGACTATGAATCAGCTACAGGGCAAAACCGTATCGATCATTCGTGATGGCATTATAGAGCCTACTCAGGTCGTGCCAGCATCTCCTTACACGATTACCTTCGCAACGGCGGCAGCATCCAGCTATCAGGTAGGATTGGACTACACTGTTACAGCTCGAACAATGCCAGCCGAGCCGGTGTTATCTTCTGGCTCGGTGCAGGGATTTAAGAAGCGGATCATACAGGTTGATGCTATTATCAATGATACGCAAGACATGACTATCAACGGCAAGAAGGTTTCGTTTAGGAACTTTGGTGAGGACGTTCTGGATATAGCGGTGCAACCGTTTACTGGCACTAAGACTGCTCACGGCTTGTTAGGATATACTGGCACTGGACAAATAACGATAAGCCAATCTGTGCCATTGGCCATGACCGTTCTGGGTCTTGAGTATCGTTTAAGTGTGGGGAATTGATATGGCTGTTTTAGCTCCATTAGCAACGGCGGCAACAGGTTTAGCGGCCAGCGGTGGGTTCCAGCTTGCTATGGCTGGGGTTTCTGCTGTTGGTCAAATGGCAGCGGGTGCTGCCCAGCGCAGACAATATGAGGCGCAAGCAAGACAAGCAGAGCTTCGCGGCAGATCTGAAGCCATTGCATATAAGCAAAGGGGCGCTGATGCTTTACGCAATCTAAACGAAACGCTTGCTGCTGTTATCTCTCGATCGGCGGCTGGCGGTGTAGATCCTACATCTGGATCTGCTGCGACTTTACAGAGATATGCTTTAGCTGAAGGCGCAAGAGAAAAGGCTATCGCTCAGGACAACGCTCTTATGGCTCTCGGCCAGGCCAGCACTCAGGCGGGCATTTATCAATCTGCTGGTCGTGCAGCACAATTAACATCTTATGTTTCTGCTGCGGGTACGCTCGGACAGGGTGCATATAGATATGGACAACTACAAGGTTAAGACATGGCTATTCTTCCCAGATATCAGCGTATCGGTTTACAAACCCGCCAGCCTCAACAGTTGGACTTTGCCGCTACGCGGGAACAAGCCAGGCTTGGCCAAACCATTTCTCAGCAAGTTGATCGTATGGCTGACTTTGCCTTCAGAGAAGCATCTGCGGCTGCTGCGGTAAGAGGGCAAGAGCGCGTTAGAGAAGAGGGCGCCCGTCCTACTCTTGCAGCAATAGAAGAAGCCGGTGGCCCTTCTACGATTGCAGAACGTGCAGCATATGCTTTGGGTAGTCGTGTGGCTGTTGCTGAAATACAAAACGAAGCTGAGATCGAGATCATGCGCGTTTTGGCAGAGGGTGAAAGAAACGAAACGCCCTTTACTGCTATCCAGACGCAGCTTGCAGATATTAAGGATGGCTATTCTGCGTCACTAGATACAATAGACCCAGAGGCAGCATTGATGTTGCAGACTAGGTTATCCTCTGCGTCTGTTAAAGCAGAAGAGAGATATTCAAATTATTATGTAAAGTTACAGGCATCAAAGGCTAAGGCCAAAGTAAATAACGCTGCTGATGTTCAGCTTGAAATGGTTGTTGGCAATGCAATATTGCCTGGCCATAATGCCGAAAAGATAAGAATTGATATTGATGTTAGTCTTGATTTACTGGCGGGTTTGGGTGCTGACGATGCAACGCTTATCGCCTTTAAAGAACAAGCGTTTAATGCCGCTATAAAAGAAAATACAATTTACAGATTCAATACAGCGGATCTTGATACTCAGGCTGAGATGCTGACTGGCATGGAAACAAAGCCTGTTGCTGGTATGTCTTTAGCGCAAACTCAAACTCTGCGTAAGCAACTTCGAGCTGACTACAATTCTAAATTGCGTGTTACTCAAGGCGAGGCCGCGGCTGTTGTCGCTGATGTCAATGAGCAAAGCCGCATATTAGCATTGGGCGGTATGCCTTCGCAGAAAGAAGTATTAACGCTGAGAGAGCGAGCTGACGCTGCCGGTGATTATGGTGCGGGCGCAAGGGATGCTGTCGGACGCTTACAGTTTAACATGGAAAAGGCTGCTGCATTTCGTAAGATGACGCCAGAAGATCTAGCCGCTGAGGTGCAAGCCCTTAGCCAGGGTCTTGAAGGTATGGGCGAGGCTGGCATTGATACGCTCATAGAAGCTGAAACATTAAAGGTTGCACGGGCGTATCTAACTGCCGCTGAAGCCGGTGTAGAAAAAGCTCAAACAGCTCGCAAAGCAGAGTTCAAGCCCATTGTTGATAACCTGGCGAATGAGATTGCAGACTTCCAAAAGATAGTTGATTCCGGTCGCGCTGTGGAAAGTGGAGATATTGCAAAGTTAATTAAAGCTGTCAGCAATGTTCCAGAAGATCTAAGGCAAGATCTTACTGAAGATGTTATGGCATTAAACATAACAAGCGCTACTGCTGAGGCTGTAGGAAACATGACGCCAGCCGAAGCTGCTGGATACATTAGATCCCTCGGAGCGGGCATTGAGGGCATTGGCGATGCTGGATTAGATACTCCGGTCGAGATAGAAACATACGATCTTGCGAAGAAAATGTTTTCTGGCATGGAGGCAGAACTAAAGAAAGATCCTCTGTCATACGCTATGCGCGTTGGTCTTAATGATGCAAATGGCAATGCTATTGAAATCACACCGATTGATTTTACAAACCCAGATGCAACAATAGAAACTATGAAGAAACGCATAAATGATGCGACTATTGTTTCCTCTAAGTATTCAACGCCGGTAACGTACTTTACGCCGCAAGAAAGATCTATGCTGGCTGAAGTTATGGATGGTGCCGATCGCTCTCAGCGTATGTTTATATTAGGTGGTATTGTTGATGGCGGTGGCCAAGCCGCTCCTGATATGATGGCTGAAATATCTAAGACTGCTCCAGAGTTTGCCGGTATTGGTGCGCTGGTTGTAAACGAAAGAATGGATGCGGCTAACTTTGCATTGCGTGGAATGGATAAGTTAAAAGGTGGATATAAACCGCCTGAGTTTACCGCTTCAAATACAGATGTATTATTTAACGCAAAAACCACTGAGGCTTTACGTTACCTGCCAAATACAATTGGAATTACTAGAGAGGTAGCTACAGCAATCTATGCTGACATGGCTAACACTAACAATTTACAAGACTTCAATGAAGATCTTTGGGAACATGCCATAGATCTTGCCCTTGGAGCTGATGGAGCTGGCAATGGTGGTATTCAAGAAGTCCGTGGTGCAAATACACTTGTACCGCCAAACCTAAGCTCTGATGATATTGAAGCAGCATTAAAGGCAATGACACCGGATAGCATAGCTGCCGCTTCTGGCGGTCAAGTTTTAAGCGCAGAATATGCAGAAGAAATATCTGGCCGTGGAATGTTTAATTATGACAATAATTACAAGCCGATATCATATGGTGGGAATAACTTTGTCCTAGTATACGGAGATCCTAGTACTGGCGAGCCTATATATGTTTTTGATGAAACTGGTAGTGCTTTAACTTTTGATATGCAGAAGTTAGTTGAGGCCACTCAATGAACTTTGACCAACCCGATCCGCTAGACATCCTTCCCCAGCAAGGCTTGCAAGCGCCACCTGGTACGCTTACGGAAAATCTTACGACTGCGTTTGATGTTGCTCGCTTCAACGGTGGATCTGGCGCAAACAGCAAAGCATTTACTATGCTGGAGGTCTGGGGGCCGATCGTAGACCTAGCCAATCAAAACGGCGGTGACTTTGAAAACCCTGGCATATATCTTAGCAGTAGCTTGTTTGATACAAGTGCGCCTCGCGTTTATGAGAGGCAAACCCAAGAGCTTTATTCTTGGATGGCAGAGAACAGACAATCATTGCCGCCAGAGCTACAAGATATAACGCCTGATGTAATCGATCAGCGCACTAAAGACTTTGTGCAATCTAAGCAGAATGAATTAGCAGAGCTTGCTAGAACAAATCCTGACCTGGCTAGTGCATCTGCTCGCTTTATTGGCTCTATGGGTTCAGCGTTTGGTGATCCGGTAACGCAAGCCACAATGCCGTTTGGCGGTTGGTCTAAATCATTCTGGAAAAACGTAATGCAGAGCGCCGCTATAAATGCTGGCGTTGGTGCAATTACTGAGGTTGATGTTGCCAAGTGGTATAATGAGCTTGATCTGGAATACAGCTATCAAGACTTTCTGGCAAATGTAGCTATCCAAGGCGCATTCGGTGCAGCATTGCCTGTTGCTGGTCGCGGTATAAGAATGACTGCGGAGCAAGCTAAGAAAGGCTGGGAAGTATTATCTGGAAAAGGTCGCAATCCTATTAGCCCAGAAGATCAAGCCCTGGTTGATGTCCTCCAAGCACAAGAGGAAGTGGTTGCCAGTAATCCGCTAGAAACGCCGCAAGATTCTAATGTGGCAGAGTTTGAGCATCAGAGCCGCTTAACTGCCGCACAAGCGGCGATAGAGAACAATCAAGCGCCAAAGATAAGCCCAGAGCCAAACGCGCCTATAAAACCTTCTGTAGCGGCTGAGGCAGCAGATAATCTTGATGGCGTTCTATACACCTTAGATCCAGATATGATTGAGGTTGATGCTAAGACGTTTCAATTTAAATCTGGCGGTGATGAGTTTGGCGTAACAGAAAGACTGCAAGGTGTAACAACCTGGGATAAATACAAAGCTGGTGTTGTAACGGTGTATGAATACGCCGATGGCCGCATGGCTATTGCGGATGGCCACCAGCGTCTAGGTCTAGCAAAGCGCATTCGATCACAAGATCCTTCTCAGGATGTAAAGGTTATCGGGTATAAGCTGCGCGAGGTTGACGGAATCAGCCCAGAAGAGGCGCGTGTAATTGCTGCAATGAAGAATATTGCAGAAGGCACTGGCACATCTATTGATGCTGCTAAGGTATTGCGGGTTGAGCCTGATAGATTGTCAGAACTGCCGCCACGTTCTGAGCTAGTTCGCCAGGCTAGAGATATGATGGCTTTAAGCGATGAAGCATTTGGGGCTATTGTTAATGAAGTAATACCGGCAAACTATGGCGCTATTGTTGGCAGATTGATTGATGATCCTAAGCTGCAAGATGCTGCTATCCAGGTCTTAGCTAAGTCTGAGCCTAGCAATGCCTTCCAAGCAGAATCAATCGTGCGCCAGGTGCGTGAGGCTGGAGCTGAAGAGGTAGAGCAAATATCTCTATTCGGTGAAGAGCTGGTAACTGAAAGCTATTATGTAGAACGTGCAAAGGTCTTAGATCGAGCATATAAAGAACTGCGCCGTGATAAGGCAGCATTTGAAACATTGGTTCGTAACTCGGAACGCCTGGAAGCAGAAGGCAACGTCTTAGTTAAGGAAGCAAACGAAAGAAAGGCGAATACAGATGGCCAAACGATCGCGCTCCTCCAAACGCTTGCAAACAGAAAAGGGCCGCTCTCCGATGCCCTCAACCAAGCAGCAAGAACAGCCAGAGACACAAACAGCTATGTTGAAGCAACCAGAGGTTTCCTCGATGCTGTCAGAGGATCAATTGAATCGGGCGACTTCGACCGCATATCTTCTGGCGACATTGGACGCGCTGTCGATGGTACGCCGCAGATCGCTCGATCTGAAATTAAAAAAGAACCAGCCCTTGAGGGCTTCGACGAGCCAACAGGGGTAGCAGCAGAACGCCAGGCCGATCAGCTAATTGATGATATGTTTGGCGCTGATGAGGTGGATGCTGACTCTATTGCTGGCCTCAAACGGTTGCTTGATGAAAGTCCGACCAAAGATCAGATAGACAATCATCCATCTGTGATTAAAGCGCTAGATGAAATGGAAGCTCGCGCAGAAACTAAGGGGCTGGAAGGTTACAACACAGAAGCCTGGCATAACTCTCGCGTTTATAAAATAGATGACCAGGATGTTACCTCAACAGCAGAGGCAATGGTTCGGTTTGAGCTTGATGCAGAGCAGTTAGCATTTAAAGAGCTAGGCATAGATCCGCAGCCTGTTCTCAGAAATAAAGAGCTTACTATAGTTTTAGGCCCACCCGCTGCTGGTAAAAGCACAATCGCTAATGAATTAGCCGTTGCAAATAGATCTGCTATCCTCGACAGCGATGAGATTAAGAAGGCACTGCCAGAGTATGAGGGTGGTATTGGTGCATCAGCGGTGCATGAAGAGAGTTCTGACCTAGCAAAGATCTTACAATCCTTGATGATCGAACAAGGAACTAATATCGTTTTGCCAAAGGTAGGGCATTCTGCCTCTAGTATTCGTAAAGTAATATCACTATATAAAGATAAGGGGTATAAGGTTCGTCTTGTAAATATGGATGTTACCCCAGAAAACGCATATCAACGTATGATCAGGCGTTTCGTATCTTCTGGCAGAATTATCCCACCGGCATATCTTGATGCTGTTGGAGCTAATCCATCTGCCACATTTAGAACATTAAGACAGGAGGGCGCAGCCGATGGCTATGCAGAAATCGACAACAATGGCGGCTTCAATGACCCCAAAGAAATCAGAGAAGTCTCAGGAGACAACCCGTTATCAGGATCTAGCTTCGATGTACCTTCGGGTGGACGAACAGGACCAGACGCTATCAGAGTCGCAGAGCGCGATAGTGCAACGTATTCTCTCGAAAAAACGCAGCCTACCCCAGACGGAGGAATAGCTGACGATATAAATACATCTGACATCTTTGACGATATGGATCTTGAGGTTCCTCTTGGTGAGCGCGTAGATCCTGATACTGGTGATGTTGTGCCAACAACTATGACGCTAAGAGATGTTAAGGCCCAAATAGATCAAGAGAATGCTATGATCGAGCGCTTGGAGTTCTGTACGATATGACTTTTAAAAACTGTATTGATGAGGGCGTTGCTGAAGGTCAGATCACTGAGGATCAGGCCAATGAGATCAAAGGTCTGTTTGATGAGCTAGAAACGCAGTATAACCGGCAAATGGGTGGTGCTGCTGCAACAGCCAAAGCTGCGGCTGATACATCTATCTCTGCAAAAAAGATTGCTATAGAACGCAAGCGCCGCGCTATGCTCCAGGCTACAACCTGGAAGAAGATTAATTATGACTTATCAAATTACAAAACGGCTTTAGGCACACCTGACAAAAACAGAGCGGCCTTGGCATTGTTTGAGCAAGATCAGACATCAAAGTTCAGAAGCATTGTCCAAGTGCAGCAAGCTGTTCAGCGTAGTGCTACGAGAAAGATGGATGAGTTCTTGTCTACTTTTCGGCGCAATGTAGCTGGAGAAACAAGAAACAAAGCCCAACTTAAAAATGTAGTTCGTGAAATCTTTGGCGAAGAAACCGGCGATGCGGCTGCTAGAGAAATGTCTCAGGCATGGAAAGCATCTTCGGAATATTTACGCGCTCGGTTCAATGCTGCCGGTGGTGCCATACCGAAACGCGCTGATTGGGGTATGCCTCAGATCCATGACACTATGCGCGTTCGTCAATCAACATATGAAGAATGGCGAGACTTCATTTCTCCGCGCTTGGATCTAAAAAAGATGAAAGATGAGCAAACAGGCTTGCCTTTCTCGGATGCAAAACTTGAGTTCGCTCTGCGTGATGCTTACGAAACAATCCGCACAGATGGATTTAACAAAGTTAAGCCTGGCACAATGACAGGCAACAAGTCCTTTGCTCTACGCAATCAAGATCATCGTTTCTTTGTTTTTGAAAATGCAGATGGCTGGATGGAGTACCAGCAAAAATTTGGCAATCCAAATGCGTTTGACGCAATGATGGGCCATATTGATATGATGTCGCGTGACATTGCTATGATGGAAGTGCTTGGTCCTAATCCAAGAGCAACAGCAAACTTTATCAAACAGACATTGGGTGCTGATGCGGCTGGAGATGCAGCGGCAGAGCGCGTTGCTAGACGTACTGAAGCATCTATAGATTCATTATATTCAGCGGTAAGTGGATCTATAAACGCGCCTGTCGATAGCACATTCGCATATACATTCGCCGGTATTCGCCAGGTATTGCAATCGGCGCAGCTCGGTGGCGCGGCTATTGCTGCAACAACTGATATGAATTTTGGGCGCATTGCTCGATCTATGGTTGGCTTGCCGCAAACCAAAATGCTGAAGAAATACCTAGACTTTATGAACCCTCTTAGCATGGAAGAGAAAGGACGCCTGGCTATTCGCCTGGGTCTAACGGCTGAAGGCTGGTCAACTCTTGCTGCTGCACAAATGCGGTATGTCGGTGATTTGTCTGGGCCAGAGATAACGCGCCGTATGGCTGACTTTGTTATGAGGGCTTCGTTGCTTTCTCCCTGGACGAATGCGGGCCGGTGGTCTTTTGGCATGGAGTTCTTAGGAAACCTGGCTGACAACGCTGGCAAGACATTTAAACAGCTCGATCCCATGATGCAGAAAACGCTAGATCATTATGGCATTGGCGCTGACAAATGGGAGATTGTTAGAACAACCCCGCTCTATGAATATGAGGGCGCTTCGTTTTTAAGGGCTGAGGACATCGAGGCCCGTACAGATATACGCTCAGATTTAGCCCGTGACTTAGCAACTAATCTCTTGGCTATGGTAGAAACAGAAACTAACTTTGCTGTACCCAGCTCGTCGCTCCGTGGCCGTACTGCTCTAACTGGTGATACTCGGCCAGGTACACTTGCTGGTGAGCTTACTCGATCGTTTGCCATGTATAAAAACTTTGGCGTTACTCTGGTCAACACGCATATCATGCGCGGACTGGCGCAACCGACACAGAGGGCCAAAGGCACTTACTTCGCGGATTTGTTGATTAGCACTACATTGATGGGCGCTCTGGCAATGCAGCTAAAGGAAATGGCTAAGGGCCGAGATCCTCGCCCAATGACAGATCCAGAATTTTGGGGCGCTGCGATGCTTCAAGGTGGTGGCCTTGGTATATACGGAGACTTCTTATTCTCAGATGTAAACCGTTACGATCGAGGCTTGGCTGAAACCATTGCAGGGCCGGTTGTTGGCTTTGCTGATGATGTTCGCAAGCTGACGATCGGTAATGTTACGCAAGCTATCAAAGGCGAAGACACAAATATCGGAAGCGAGTTTATTAACTTTGCCGGTCGCTATACTCCAGGCTCTACGCTTTGGTATTCTCGCCTGGCATTGGAAAGAATGGTTCTGGATCAAGGAAAGCTATGGGCAGATCCAGACGCCAGAAGCAAGATGCGCCGGTTGGAATCTAGGTATAAACGTGAATATGGTCAGAATTTTTGGTGGCGTCCTGGCAAGGTTGCTCCAGAAAGGCGGCCCGATGTTTCAAACGTGTTTGAGCAAAGATGATAAATCTGGTATAGAGTAAACATAGACATAGGAAAATGAAATGACTGACATTCCAATAAATCCGGTTGCGCGGCGAGTTCAGTTTACGGGCAATACTGGAACTGGCCCTTTTGCGTTTACGTTTAATATCTTAGAAAACACGGATATTGATGTTTACAAGAACACAACACTTTTAACGCTTACCTCGCATTACAGTGTTACTATCAACGCGAATGGCACCGGATCGATAACATTGGTTTCAGGCCAGGCGCTTGTAGCTTCTGATTACCTTACTATTGTTGGCGGTAGAGACTTAGAGCGCACAACGGATTTTGTTACTGGCGGTGACTTGCTTGCATCTAGCTTGAATGAACAGCTCGACAGCAATGTTATTATGTCTCAGCAGCTTGATGAGCGCTTTGGCCGGTCAATATCAGTTAGTCCAGGTGATGTAGATGTTAGCTTGGAGCTTCCTACCGCATCCGCAAGAGCTGATCAAATATTAATATTTACCAGCACAGGCGCGGTAAGCACCAGCAATGCGTCCAGCCTTCCAGAGCTTACGGTTGATAAGTTAAATGTTGATAACATCACCATCGATGGCAATACCATAAGCACAACAAATACAAACGGCAACTTAACGCTTACTCCAAACGGCACTGGTGATGTTGTTATTTCTGGTGATCTTGTTGTCAACGGGTCCACAACCACAGTTAATAGCACTGAGGTCGATATTGCCGATAAGAACATTACTATTGCTTATGGCTCTAGTGGTTCATCCGCTGCTGATGGCGCTGGCCTTACTGTTGATGGTGCAGATGCTACATTTAATTATACGCACTCTTTGCTTGGATGGCAGCTTAACAAGCCATTAACGATTGGCAATACTACAGCAGATCAAGGATCCTCACTTAATATTTATGGCAATCCTGTTTCTGGTCAGATGCAAACTGCCTCAATATCACTAAAGAGTAATGGTACAAGCATTGATCCATTTGTTCAGTTTGCTTATCAAAGCAGTGATGTTTTTACGGTTGGGTTAGATGTTAGTGATAGCAAAAAATTTAAAATTGCCAATTCAAGCTCAATAGGTTCTTCGCCACTATTAACAATTACTGATGCTGGTGAAGTTTCTTTAGGAACAAATACTCCGCAGTCTGGCTATAGATTAACTATATCGGGGGAAAGTGGTGCATCAGCCAATATTGCATTTAAAGATAGCGGCACTGACAATGCTATTGTTAATGGCTTTGCGGATCAGATGCGTTTTGTTGGTGATTTAAATGGCGAGTCATCTAATGCGTTTCAGTTTCAGTGGTTAGATGGCTCTACAGAAGAAATGCGCTTAGAGGGTGGAACGCTTAAAGTTGATAGTCTTTTAAACCTGACTGGAGCTGTAGGCATAACTATAGGTTGCGATCTTACTTTTGACGATGGCGAAAATCTTCAGCTTGGCACTGGCAAAGATCTTAAGCTTTATCATGTATCAAGTAATAGCTATATTGATGCTGGCTCAACTGGTAATTTGTATATTAGCTCATTTAACGATGTGCATACGCAAGTTAGAAACAGCGCTAATTCTGCATTTGTTGATTCTGTTGTTTCGGCTGAAGGTGGCGCAACCACACTATTTCACGATGGTTCGGCTAAAATAGCCACCACCAGCACAGGTGTAGAAATCACTGGGACTTTAACCAGCGATGGGCTGACTGTGGATACAAACACACTGCATGTTGACAGCGCAAATAATCGGGTTGGGATTGGGACGAGTTCGCCAATTTATGCGGCTGACATTAAAACTAGCGGAACTAACAACGGTCAACTTAGAGTTGGTGGCGGCTCAACCTCTGCAACAGGATTGTTGTTTGAGCAAACGAATAGCGGAACAACTACAGCAAATATTCAAAACAGCTACTACTCGACATCTGCTAGTGCATCGTTGTCTATAAAAAGTGGGTACACTACTTTCCACACTGGCACTTCTGGCTCAGAAGCCATGCGCATCACATCGTCAGGATCAGTTGGGATTGGGACGAGTTCAATCAATGCTAGAGCGGATATTTCTTCAACCAGCACATCTCAGACATCCCTTAGAGTTAAGAATAGCGGCTCCAATCCATCTCAATTATTGATTGGTTTCGATGGAACGTCTGCTAATTACTTTGACGGAAATACGCAGATATTTAGGAATGGGGCAGGTTCATCAGAAGCCATGCGCATCACCAGCAGCGGATCGGTCGGGATTGGGACGAGTTCGCCAAGCACTCGTTTAGATGTGTCATCTAGCGCAAGCACTGTAGCAACTTTCCGTGTTCCAAGCGGCGGTGGTTCTAATAATAAGCGTCTTGAGGTAGGTACTGGTGGTGACCGTGTAATATTTAAGGCTTACACAGACAGCAATAGCTCAGCGACCGCTATAGCGTTTAACAATGGCGCAAGCTCAGAAGCCATGCGCCTCGATGCGAGCGGTAACTTGCTGGTGGGTAAGACTGCTGCTGGGATAGCAAACGCAGGCTCAGAGTTTTCTTCTACTGGTCGTGCCTTTTTTACCTTTGATAATGGCGGTCCTTTGCAGCTTAACAGGCTGAACGGTGATGGTGACATTATTGAACTTCACAAAGATGGCGTAGAAGTGGGGAGTATTGGGACTTCCACAAACACTGAGATAACACTTGCAGGTCAAAATGCTGGAGTTGGCATACTTGACCATGCGATTGTTCCTACCCAAGGTCAGGGAGTTCTATATAGAAACGACAATGACGTAGACCTTGGGATGAGCGGCACCCGCTTCAAAGACATCTACGCCACCAACGGCACAATCCAAACATCTGACCGCAACGAAAAACAAGACATTGCAGAGCTATCTGATGCAGAGCAACGTGTAGCTGTAGCTGCTAAAGGGTTGTTGCGCAAGTTCCGCTGGAAAGATGCGGTAGCAGAAAAAGGCGATGAAGCCAGAACGCACTTTGGTATCATTGCGCAAGACCTACAAGCTGCATTTGCGGCTGAAGGATTAGACGCTGGTGACTATGCTATGTTTATCTCAAGCACATGGACTGACGAAGAAACTGGCGAAGAAAGAACACGAATGGGCGTAAGATATAGTGAACTTCTCGCCTTTATTATAGCTGCTATTTAAGGAGAAACATCATGGCTATTACTTACACTTGGACTATTCCAACATTGGAACACGAAATCGCTGACGGTGGCGTATATGTAGCCCACTGGCGCTGCACAGGCGTTGATGAAGATGGCAACAGCGCATCTAGCTATGGCACTTGTGGGCTAACCTACGATGCCTCTGCTGCTGATTTTACGCCGTATGCCGATATAACTGAGGCTCAAGCTCAAGGCTGGGTCTGGGGTCATGTATCACAAGCTGATACTGAAGCTGCTATTGCTGCTAAGATTGCTGCGATAGCTAATCCAACGTCTGCTGACGGAGTTCCGTGGGCAGCATAACTTGAAAGGAGATCAACGTGACTGAAGAACAAAAGGTCATTACGATTGACGAAGTAGAATACACTGAAGATCAACTGAGCGATGTTGCAAAGCATTGCATAAATCAGATCAATTCTCTTGATGGAAAGATCAGAGGCTTTGAGCTTAACATGGAGCAGATGCAAGTTGGTCGTGCTGGATACATGGAAAAGTTAAAGGCTGAAATAAAGGAAGAAGAGTAATGGATAAACGCACTGTATCATCTGCTCACACGCGCATTGATGGATTGGAGAAGGAAATCGTGGCTATTAAAACCGAGATGGACATTCAATTCAAAGATTTATTTAACCGCGTTAAGCGCTTAGAGGCGATTGTTATCGGTGCTTCTGCATTCATCATAGCTCTGCTTCTTCGCATTAATATGATGAGTTAAAAAATGCTTGCTGAATTAGCAGCAGCTAACGCTGCTTACAGCACGATCAAGAAGTTTGTTTCTAATGGCAAAGAGGTGTCGGATTTTCTGGCACCTCTTAAAAACCTTGTAAGCTCTGAGGAAGAGCTAAGAGCCAGAGGCAATCGCAAGAAGAACGGTTTGTTTTCCAAGGTCATGGGTAAGTCTGCTGATGACTTTGATGAGTTCTTAGCTTTGCAGAAGATCCAAGAGCAACGCAAAGAGCTGGAAAGTATTTGTCGTTTATACGGCAAGCCTGGAACGTGGGATAGTTTCTTACAGTTTGAAGCTAAGATGCGCGTTCAAAGAAAGAAAGAAGCTGAAGAGCGACAGAGGCAGATAGCCAATACAATTAAATATATTTCCTGGGGTTTAATTGCTACCCTAAGTTTTGGGGGCTTGATTGCTCTGTACTTCTTTACTGAATTTTTGAAAGGTATGAGGTGACTATGGAAAAGATACTTGCTTGGAAGATCATGCCGCGTCTGATGATGCTGGTAATGACTGTAATGTATATTCGCTGCATCGAGTGGGCGTT